TTGGCCCCGCTTCGGCCCTGCTCGAATCATACACCATCGAGCTTCTTGGCCTTGGATCGTTCACTGGCAACTTCTTCCTCGCCAGCTTCGCCGTCACTGGCGAACAGGCAGACGCCACGACCTTCACGGCGTCAATCCAGTCTTCCGGCACCATCACCTTCACGGCGTCCTAACGCATGGCCGTATTCCGCGAAATGACCGTGACATGGAAGGGGCAGGAGTATTCCTTCACCCCGTCCATGCGGCTCATGCGTTCGATTGAGATGGGCGACATTTCGTTTACGGATATCGCCGTCCGCACATCTCAGGGCCGCCCGCCGATCTCGCACATCGCCTTCGTGCTGGCGAAGATGCTGGCCTCTGCCGGGGCGAAGGTTACGGAAGAGGATGTCTACGCGGAATTGATGACGGGTGAGCAGGAGTCGATCACGGCGCTCATCTCTGCTGTTCTCACCGCATTCTCACCGAGTGACCCCAAACCAAAAAATCCCGCCGCCCAGACCGTGAGCCCGTCGAAGGCGAGGGCGGAGGAGACGGAAAGCTAGATTGGGACGGGATGTATCTATGGGCGAGGGAGTGGGGCATCCAGCCAAGCGAGTTCTGGGAAATGACAATCTCAGAATGGTGGGCTGAATACGACATGCACATGGAGCAATTCGATCAGATCAATGAGCCGAAGAAATATGCCGGTAAATTGAAGCAAGACGACATCGACGATCTCAAGGCATGGATGAAGAAATCAGATGGCCGATAACAAAATTGAAATCGTCATTGATGCGGTTACAACTGGTTTCAAAAAAGGAATAGCTGAAGCTGTTACTGGTGTAAAAGAGGTTGAAAAGGCTGCTGATGATGCTGGCAAAAAAACTGCCAGTTCAATGGAACAAGCCGCAAGAACAATATCTGCATCAACCGTCCCGGCAACTGGTCAACTTGCTGGCGCGTTGATGGGTCTGATTAATCCTGCTTCATTGGCTGCAACTGCGGTAACAACTCTTGGTACTGCTCTCATTGCATATGCCACAAGCGGCGCGGAAAGGATTGCAACACTATCAGAAACTATGTCACGGCATGGAGACACGATCAGCTTAATTGCTGCAAAGTATCCTGAACTCACAAAAGGTCTTGAAAAAGTTGCGGCAGAATCTGATGGTGTAATCAATACAAGATTACAGCAAGACCTTTTGAATTATAAAAATAATTTATCAACTGCTGTTGAAGAATTTGTGCGCAAAACAGTAACGCTGTTTCCACAAGCTGGACAAGCGATTGATGATGTATCTGGACAATTTGGTGGGCTTACACAAGTCTTCGGAGTTGCAACGTCAAAATTTACTCAATTTCAACCAGCGTTCAATAAATTGGTTGAAGGATTAAATTCTGGAACAATTGATGTTGAAGGATTTAAGAAAGAAATTGTTCGTCTCAAAGATGAGGCTGGATCAAATTATGAGATCGTTGGATTAGCAAATACACTGCTTGAATTATTTAAGGATGCAAACACTGCTGCTGGTGGAATTGAAAAAGTTATTGCAACTATTCAACGTCTTAAAACTGTGGCCGCTGATGCGGCTGCGGCTGATTTCTCTGCGGCAGTGAAATCGCTGCAAGCAATTGCGCCAGAAAAAATTGAAGATGCAGCAAGGGCAGAAAATGTTTTGACCGCTGCATTAGCAAAAGGAAATTTAACCCAAACACAAAGATTAGCATTGCTTGGTGAAGTGGCTGCTGCTCAACAACGTGCAGCAGATGCTGCTGCAAAAAAAGTAAAACCAACAGAAACAGAAGATGACGGAATGACTGCGCAGATGCAGCGCCGAATGCAGTTCATCATCGACAGCACATTGACCGAAGAGCAATTGCTGGTGGCTCGATATGAACGCAATCGCTTGTTGCTTCAGGAAGCGTTCGCAATGGAGCTTGCAGATTCCGCTTTGCATGGCGAAGCAAAGGCTGCATTGAAGATGCAGCAAGACGCAACGATTGAAGCGCTCGACGCCAAGCACATTCAAAACTTGGAACGGATGCGCGCTGCGGCTGATGCAAGAACTTTAAACAATATGGCCAGCACGTTCGGCAGCATCGCCAGCATCATCGAGAGCGGCGGCAAAAAAGGTGCAGCGGCTGCGAAGGCGTTTCATATTGCTCAGGCTTTGATGTCTACATTTTCGGCGGCAACGCAAGCTATGGCTGATCCGACACTGATCACGCCGTTTCAAAAATTCGCCGCCTATGCAGCTATCGCCACAAAAGGTCTTGCGGCTGTCGCGTCTATCAAAAGCGTAAATTCATCTGGCGGTGGAGGTGGCGGCGCTGCGGCGGCTGGTGCGGCTGGAGGCGGCGGCGCTGCGGCGCCTGCTCCAACAACCACGTTCCAATTCACCATGAGCAACGATCCGATGGGCTTTGGTGAAAAGTTTGCTCGTCAGTTCATTGATCAGCTAAACTCCACGCAACGCAACGGCGGGCAGATTAGAGGCGTGATAGCATGACGATAAACACGGCAGGCTATACGGTCGGCAGCAATTATCCGTTGACCAATGCGCGCATTCTTTACGCTCCGATCACTGGCACCGTCACGGCTACCGGCACCAATGGCGCTTATGCGGCGAATGATTACACGGCGCAGCGCTGGGCTTGCGCGTCTGGCGCCAATACGTGGACGCTGTTGACGGCGGCGAACGCCAGCGTTGATTGCGTCTTTATTGCAGCGCACAATCTGATCGGAAGAACGATCACGATCCAGACGAACACGGCTGCAAGCGGCGGCACATTCGTCACGCGCGCTACGATCACGCCGACGGACAACACCACGATCTGCGCTTTGTTCAACAGCACCGGCACGCCTTACACGATCCGTCAAATCAGGGTCACGGTCGATTCCGGCGCTGGAATTTATGTTGGCATCATCCGCGCTGGCGTTGCCTTGCAAATGCCAATCCCGATCTATGGTGGACACAAACCGATCACGCTGAACCGCGTCACCGAGGCGCAGCAACAGTTCAGCGAAACCGGCCAATGGCTCGGCAGGATCGCCAAACGCCAAGCGATCACAACCACGTATTCATGGGAATATCTGGAAACGTCTTGGTACGATTCCACGTTTGAGCCGTTCGCCAAGACGCTTCCGCTTTATCCGTTCGGCATCGCAGGAAATCCAGCATCGATCACGAGCGACGTCGGCTGGGTCTGGACCAGCTCAGACGTTCAGCCTTCGAATATGGGCGTGAAAGCCTATCGCGCGGTTTCCATTGACGTGACAGGTTATGCCGGATGACATTTGCCCGTGAACCGTTGGAAATGGTCGAGATCGTCCAGCCGCTTTGCTCGCGAGTCTTTGGAACGTCTCCTTGCTTGGCGACCGGCGATAAATGCTGGAACACCAATGTTACTTGCAAATATCGATCGGCGCTCAATCTAGTCAATACGCTCTCGCTTCAATTCGTGCGCGATCTGGCGCACGAGTGGATCACGACCGCTGGAGCATATCAGCCGGCGCTCGGCATCCCGGCGCTGATGGGCTATCAGACTGCGCCGACGATCCTCAACATTGCATCCGGCAGCAAGAACAAATCGCCTCTTGGTTATCGCGGCGTCTGCCAGATCACAATCAAGGATTTTCCGTGGAACGACATCAACACCGATCCATATCTGAGCAGCCGATCTTATACGCCAGAACTTCAAGGCTCGTTCTGGTCGAAATGGCTGGCGCGCAATCCAAACCACGTTGGCTTCACGATCAGGATTTATGAAGGCTTTCGAGGCGATGCTTTGTCGGCGATGACGAAGCGCGAATACATAATCGAAAAGATAGACTTTGGCCGCAACGGCGTCTCGATCACGGCAAAAGACATCCTGCGCAAAGTCACCGACACGAACGTGAACGCGCCGACGCTTTCACCGGGCGAGCTTGCAACGGCTATCACGACAACATCCACCAGCATCGAAGTGGCTGGAGCGGTTTTGACCGATTATCCTTCAAGCGGTTTCCTGCGAATTGGAACCGAAGTGCTTTCGTATACGTCAACCGTTCTGAACGCCTTCAATAATGTTGTGTTCAGCGGCGTGGTGCGTGGACTTCTCAACACAGAAGCGGCCACCGCATCGCAGAACGCCAAAGTGCAGCGCGTGCTGGTTTACGACAACGTTCGCTTTGACGCGATCCTCTATGATCTCCTGACTACATGGGGAAAGATAGACGCCAGCTATATTGATTATGCAGGGTGGCAGGCTGAAGCCGACGAATGGCGCCCAGAATTTATCTTCACTGCTTATCTGACCGAGACGAACAAGGTTGAAGAACTGGTCGCCGAGATTTGCCTTCAGGCGCTTGTAAGCATCTGGTGGGATGAGCGCGTGCAGAAGATCATTCTGCGCTCGCAGCGTCCAGACGCCGCACCGCCTTTGATCACTGATGACTCCAACATCATTGCTGGTTCGTTCTCGGTCAAAGAAATTCCAGAAGAACGCGCTTCGCAAATCCACGTTTATTACATCCAGCGCAGCATCACCGGATCGGTAACAGACAAGTTCAACTATGAGCGCGCGGCTGTTTTCATCAATGTCGATAAGCAAATCGAATATGGTGGCGAACCGCAAGTGCGAGAACTGTTTTGCCGATTCATCCAGACCGACGTAAATTTCGCGGCCATGTTCTTCAGGATCAGCAGGATCAGCCGTGAACGGAATCCAACCATATTGCGGATGCTCAACTTCGCAGTCGATGGCGCCATTGGCGTTGAAGATAGGATTGCGGATGTTCATTTATGAAATCCTCAAGAATAATGAAGCGACTGCGCCGGTGACATCAGTGCTGCCAGAATAATTCATATAACCCATGCAACGCCATGTTCCAGAAGGTGAACCGAACGATCCAGATGCAAGCGAGCCATTGCCCGCAATTTGAATTTGATTGATAGCCGCAGCATAGCCAAGAGTGCTTCCAGCAACGGTTACGCCTGTTGCAACAGGGTCATTCCTTGAAAAGAACCCATAAGTTCCAATCGATCCAACCGATGCACCAGCGATGCCAGCCGACGTTGCTGCAAACGCCACGCGCGGCGCACCAGAAGCGCCTTCAGCGATTGCTACAGGATTATCACGCAGCGCGGTGATAACCGAGCCACGCGGCCTGCCACCAGCCGCCACAGCGGTATTCGGGATTGTTGTCCATGTTGTCATTTATAGCCACCTGAATGGGCGAGGAACGCCGTCTAAGTCTGTGTCGTCATCGTTGAGCCAATAGCCAATCGTGGCTTTTTGCTCATCTGTTGCGCTTGACCATTCTGGAATGGTATCA